GGTGGCTCAAGCCGTGGCGATCTTGAAGAGTTCATGGCGCTTGAAAAGCTCAAGCAGCAGGAGGAAGAACTCAAGCAAATGATGATCTACTCGGGTCGCGGCGGCATGTGGGACGACTGGTTGGCGTTCCAAGTCAAGGTCAAGAAAAAGCGTGAAGCGGACAAGCGCCAGAAAGTGCTCGATCGTCAGCGCCTCATTGGCCGGATCAAAGACATTTTTATGATCATTTTGGTCATCGTGCTGTTGGGAGGCTTGGGCCTCATCATCGGTTGGGCAATTTGGATGGCGAGGGACGTATGAAAACCATAATCACACTTTTAACCTTGGCTGCGCTGTCGGCGTGTTCGGACACCTACCGCTACCCATGCCAAGACCCAAAGAATTTCGGTCAACCGAAATGTGAGCCGCCAGCCTGCGAAGCAGATGGCACCTGTACCAAAGACCTTTTAGGACCACCTAAATGAAAGACTCCACTCTGGATGAGAAGCTGAAGTTCTGCATCGGCATCGGCATGACCATGACCCTGATGGGCATCGTCGGCACGGTGCTGTACTCGCTGGTGTTCGTAACCCAGCCGATGGGTCAGATGGCCCCCAACGACGCACGCTTCTTTGAGCTGCTGTTCCCTATTGCAACCTTTATCACTGGCTCATTGGGCACCCTGTTGGCGCTCAACACCGACAACGGCAAGCCCAAGAAGCCTGACGCACAACCCGAACCCACCGAAGGAGTCTGACCATGACCCAGTTGACCAAGAACTTCTCGCTGCATGAGCTGACCAAGTCTGAGACCGCTGCTCGCCACGACATGGAAAACAACCCCGGCCCTGCCGAGATTGGCAACCTGACCGAGCTGGCCGGGAAAATACTCCAGCCAATCCGAGACCACTTCCAGAAGGGCGTCCACATCAACTCCGGCTTCCGTCACCCTGACGTCAACGCCAAGGTGGGTGGATCACGCACATCAGATCACTGCAAAGGCATGGCTGCGGACTTGGAAATCCCCGGTGTGGCCAATGCCGATCTGGCCGAGTGGGTCAAGAACAACCTTGAGTTCACCCAGCTCATCCTTGAGTTCTACACACCCGGCATCCCTGACTCCGGCTGGGTCCATGTGAGCTACGACCCGGACAACTTGAAGAAGCAGGTCATGACTGCCACCAAGAAGGACGGCAAGACCGTCTACCTTCCCGGTCTGGTGGCATAAATGGCAAACAAGGCGCAGACGCTGGAGACGCCACGGGCACCATCGCTGCCCCTGCCGGACCAGTCGTACAACCACACCACGCAGGACCAGCACAACTCGTCTTTGCGGAACTTCTTTTTGAAGCTGCAAAGCGTCCTTTCAAACCTGCTTGGACCCAACGGTGGGCAGTACATTGACAGTCCAAACGGTTTGTTTTTTAGCACCAGCGACCAGACCTTGGCGGCGACCAACACGGCCACACCCGTGGAGTTCCCTATTGAGTACCTGAACAACGCTGTTGAGGTTAATGCCGGAACCGAGAGCCGCATCTACGTCAGAGTTTCCGGCATCTACAACTTCCAGTTCTCTGGGCAGTTGGTTTCTAATTCCGCATCGGCCAAACAAATCTACCTTTGGATCGTGCGAAATGGCACCGACATCGGGTACAGCACGCACCAGTACACACTGTCCGGCTCCAGCGTCCACCTAAACGTGGGCTGGAACTTCAACATTGACATGCAGAAGGATGACTACCTTGAGCTAGAGTGGGCCTCGGACAGCACTAGCGTGACTTTGGAGGCCACGGCGGCGGCTGGTGCCCACCCCGGCATCCCGTCGGCGGTCATGGCCGTGAACTATGTCGCACCCCTGCCGGATGTGATCCCCACGCCACCCTGATTCTGGAACAATACAGCCATGGCCATGATCCCACTCCAACTCCCACCCGGCGTCTACCGCAACGGCACAGAACTACAGTCTGCTGGCCGGTGGTTTGACGCGAACCTTGTGCGATGGTTTGAGGGGACAATGCGGCCTGTCGGCGGCTGGCGTCGGTTCTCCACCAACGCGGCCAATGGCAAGTCCCGTGGCCTCATCACTTGGCGGGACAACGCGGCAGACCGCTGGATCGCTGTTGGCTCCAACACCAAGCTGTACGTGGCCGGTGCCGCTGGTACGCTGAAGGACATCACCCCAACCGGATTCACGGTTGGAACAGAAGACGCAGCAGTCAACCAAGGCTACGGCGGTGGACTGTACGGCACCGGCCTGTACGGCACGCGCCGACTTGACAACCAAAACTATGCGCCGCCGATGACGTGGAGCATGGACACTTGGGGCGAGTATCTGGTTGCCTGCGCCAACGGCGACGGAAAGATTTACGAGTGGCAGCTCGGGTTTTCAACCCCAACGCTTGCGGCTCAAGTCGCCAATTCCCCAGATGACTGCGCCGCCATCATGGTCACCGGCGAGCGTTTCCTGTTTGCCCTTGGGGCCGGTGGAAACGTGCGCAAGGTGGCGTGGTCCGACCAAGAGGACAACACGGTCTGGACGCCCACGACACTGAACCAAGCCGGTGACTACGAACTCAACACCGTCGGCCAGCTCATGGCTGGCAAGCGTTTCCGTGGCAACAACCTGCTGTGGACCAACGTGGACCTGCACACCGCGCAGTACGTCGGCCAGCCGTTTGTGTACGGCTTTGAGAAGGTCGGCTCCGGCTGCGGACTGATCTCTCCACAAGGTGTGGCCGTTACGGACAGCATGGCCGTTTGGATGAGCCGATCCGGCTTCTTCATCTACGACGGCTACGTGCGGCCACTGCCGTGCGACGTGGCCGACTACGTGTTCCGCGACATCAACATCACCGAGATCGCCAAGGTCTACGCCGTCCACAACAGCGCCTTTGGCGAGGTGTGGTGGTTCTACCCCAGCGAGTCGTCGAACGAGAACGACTCATACGTCACGTTCAACTACCGCGAAAACCACTGGTCCATTGGCAAGATTGCTCGCACGGCTGGCACAGACCGCAACGTCTTCCAGCAGCCACTCATGGTCGGCACTGACGGCTACCTGTACGAGCACGAGGTCGGCACCTCGCACGACTCTTCTGTGCTCTTTGCCGAGTCCGGCCCGGTGCAGATCGGCAACGGCGACAACATCATGGCGGTCAAGGAGCTGATCCCAGATGAGCTGACGCAGGGCGATGTTCGTGTCAGCTTTGCCACCAAGTTTTACCCCAACGCCACGGAATACGATTACGGCCCGTACAGCATGGCCAACCCGACGTCGGTCCGGTTTACGGCTCGGCAGATCAAGATGAAGATTGAGCAGGTCCAGCCATCAAACTGGCGTGTGGGCGTTATGCGGATTGATGCGGTGGCTGGGGGTCGTCGGTGATTGATGCGTTTTATGAGCTGAATCGGTGCCGCCGTTGGATTGAGGACGCTTTAGAATACGCTGGAGGAACACACAATTTCAACGACATCGCGGCTGCGGTTCTGTCTGACAGGTTTCAGATTTGGCCCAGCAACAACGCGGTGGTCGTGACGGAGATCGTTGTTTACCCACAGCTCAAGGATTTGCACTACTTCCTTGCCGGTGGCAACCTAGACGAACTCAAGGCAATGCGACCCATCATTGAGTCGTGGGGCAAAGAGCTTGGATGTACACGGGTATCGCTGGCAGGCCGAAAGGGCTGGGAGCGTACATTTTTGAAGGACGAGGGCTACAGGCCAAACTGGTTTGTGCTCTCAAAGGAGCTGTGATGGACGAAGAAAACCGCATGAATTTCAACAGTTTTGTGGACGCTTACAACGCGTATCAAAACCCAGATTTGGCTGCTGCTGCGCCTGCCTTTGGAGGCTACGGCTACCAAGCTCCGCAGTTGAACATGGTGCAGGCTCCAAACCAGCTCCCGCAGATGAGCATCAACCCAGACGCCATCTACGACCCCACGGTCGGTGCGGCGATGCAGATTCTGAACCGTCCCATGATGATGGCCCAGACGCCCGAATTGCTTGGCGCTGGCACCGACTACCAGACCCAGTTTGGCTTGCTGCCCAACATCGCATCGCAGCGTTTGCAGAGCTACCAGCGGATGGCAGACCCCACCCCTGTTGGCTTGATGGATTACGTCGGCGGTGGTGGTGGCGACTATGGCAACTACGATCCGTATGGCATGGGTGGCTATGACCCTTACAGCTCTATCTCTTACGAGCAACAGAATCGTGATTTGGTTGAGGCTGGATATGAACCCATGGGGTACAACGAAGGCCTCCCAAGTCTGTCTGGCTTTGAGTACAGTCCGGGCGATTCAACCGTATACAGCCAAGACACTGGCTACGACATTTAAGGGGAGCACAAAATGAGCAAAGGTGGAAACGAACCCAGCGTCAGCACGACATCGACTCAGGTCG